AGTGCATCCATTAAAACGTCGTCGCTATCGTCGCTAACTACCCAGTCAGTCCATTTTTTGCGACTTAATTCCGCAATATAATTAGACAGAAAAAAATAAAAGACTGTCCAAACTATCGCATATGCTATCAATACCGTAGGTTCTATATCCATAATGGATAGTTATTGAGGTTTATTTAAAATCAGGAACACATACCCAAGCGTCGTTAACCAAAATAGCTTTATTTCCTAAACCACAATTAGGCCGTATTCCTGCCTTTGATGACGGCGGCGTAACTTCTGTGGGGGCTTTTGGTGAGACCGCCCCCGAGTCAAATAAAAGCTTCAATAAAGGAAGTAATGAAGCAACACTCATTCGTCATTATCCTGCAATTCTCTAAATGCTTGTAATACTTGCTGGCCTCTAAAAACTAATTCAGCTAATAAACTTACTTTGCTCATAAGAAAGGAATCCTCGATATAGCTTCATCGATTACATCCTCAAGACTTACGCCTACAGGGGCAATAAAATCCCCAAATTTAATTGCTCGCTTTTTAGTATATGCATTTTCGGCACTTTCACTAATAGTAACACCTAAATCTTTTAGTTCAACCAAAGCATCTTTGCCTTCTTTAACTGCTAGATATGCAAAACCTGTTAGTATAATTTGTTTTATTATTTCAGGATTGTTAAGAACTGTAACAATATTATCATGGCGTCGTTTATCGTTTAACGCTTGTTTTTGTAGCTTAGTTACTGATTTTAGCGTATAACCGTCGGGAATAAGTGCGTAAGGCATTTACAACTTGTCAAGAGCTCTACCTATATCGCCTAACATTGTTTCTAATTTCTTAAATGATATAGGAATAAGAGATGCTGTCCCGTGTTGTAGTCTGTCAAGTGCTAATTTGTATATTGAAGCGTTAGCGCTACCCAATAAGGTTTTCACTCGTGCTTTAGTTAGCTTCTTTTTAGGCATTATACTACCCTCAAGTATGCAAATTGTATGTTACTTTCCCCGCCGCTACTATTAGTGATTTTAAACTGTAAAAGCTTTTCGTTAGATAATCTAGTATCTATACTTCTTATATTCCATACATCGGCGGTTAATGTTTCACCCGTATCTTTCAATAGATTACTAAATTCAGCTCCTGTTGTATGTCCTCTTAATGTGCTGGCCGCGTCAACTGGCGTTAAATTAGAATACATATACGTTGCTGGCCCCATAACTGCTTCAATAGGATAAGTTCCACCATTACTAGGCTTAATCGCAATATACAAATCGTTATAATTTGTCATGTTAATATATTCATGGTCTGATAGTTGTGGAAATAAAAATGAAGCACCATTGGCTACAGCATCAGCACTTGCACCTATAGTAAATTGCTCATCACTTAACGTTATACCTTTCCATTGACCCGTTGCAACGTCAATAACTCCAGTAGTTACGGTCGCTCTAAGGTTTTGGTCTACTTCTACAGTATCGTTTACTGCGGTCGATGGTAATCCTTCCTTATACGAAGAACCCCACGGGCTATTAGATTTTCGATTAACCAAATTAAGCGAATTGCGCAGTTACGACGGCCGAAATCGTGGCGTTATCAGTGACAGCTATTGAAAATTCGCAAGAATTTCCAGATTGGACAGCAAGGTCAGTATCGTAAGATATTGAATGCATTGCGATTGCTCCCATAATTGGCGCGCCGCTAAAAACCGCATCGCCATCTTTCATCGAATTCCCAGAAATCTTTACCAGAGGAACCGTTTCTTCGGCCCCATCGGCGGTTACTGATATTGTCAAGTTCTTAATCGAACTGACATTTTGCGGGACAGTAAAAGAACTGCTAACGCTAGCGGTTCCAATATTGTCCATTGCTTGAAAAGCGCCCGTGGCCGCTAATTGTGTTTCACTTCTACTTACTACTATTGCCATATTTTTCCTTTTAGGCCCTCAATTTGAGCGGACCTATTGCTCCTAATACTTTAGAACCTCCAAGAGACCCTAAAACCAATTTAGCGGCTAGAGTTCCAGCCCCTATCTTAATCATATCTTGCTTATTTGTCTTAAATGCGTTAGATAATGTGTCTAATCCACCTTTCAAATCACCTTTAATAAATGATTGTGCGGCGGTTCCTGCATTTGCCGCATCTAAAAAGGCTAATCCAGCCCCAGTCTCTAATAAATTAACTGAAAATGTGCGCTTTCTGCGAACACTTCTCTTTTTGCCTCGTCTTACTACCATATTTTTCCTGTGGGGGTGTTTCCTACGGGAACCCCGCTATACCATGATGTAAGTTGCTACTTAATCTTTCGGGGTTGTCCATCTAGCGTATTCATCACGCTTTGTCTTAAAATAATCCCCTATTGCCTGTTCGACGACAACCGACCTCGTTATCTTACGGGAACCCATCATCCCTTGCTTCATATTTAGATATTTGATTAAGTGGTCTATGTAGTGAATTGTTTGTCGTTCAAACCTTAAACTTACGGTTGTTTTAGGTGGCCAACTAGGTTTTCTACCCATTTGTTACCTTATCCCATAGATTATTAATTTTATTTAATGCTTTAATTGCTTGATGACAGTGTCTACAGTGTCCGTTTATCATTCTTTCAGGCTTAACCTGATTAACATCGCATCTTTTACAAATCATTTGTATGACCTCTCGCAAGATTTACACCAAAAGGCAAAAGGCGCAGTAGGATGACTCCATAACTCTGCCCCACATTCACATTTAATCATAATGGGCACTCAAAGCGTTGGGGTCATAAGGTGTTAAATCAGAATCTTCTAAATCTATCTCTAAAGGAAAAGCGATTTCTCTTAATTTCTTTTCTACTTTCTTATTTGGGTTGCTCGCCATTAATGCTGACAGTGCTAATACTTCTACTACTCTTTCCATTTGTTTATCTAGACTAAAGTTCAATGTCTCACCATATCTAATAATACGTATTGCTATATATAAATTATGTATATAAGAAATAAAAGAAGTAAGGGTAACACTATAAGTTATATAAGAAACAGGTATACTACTACTTACTTTATATCGTACTTATATAATATATATACTACTTTAAGCCTAGTTTAGTGCTTCTTTTAGACGTTTCTGATGCGTTATTAGGGCTATTTTGACCTGTAAATTGGCTTAAATCGCCTAAACCGCCCCTTTTCATCATGTATTCAGCAACAAACCCCATAACTGGGTTATCTCTCGTAATTGCTTTAATTGTTGAAGCGCCTGTAGCTCCATCAAGTTTCTTACTGGCCGCCCCCAGTGAACCAAAAAAAGATTTCTGGAAGTGTTCAAGCTTATCATGCATCCTATCCTCTATCTCGTCAACTATAACGCTTAGTGCATCCATTAAAACGTCGTCGCTATCGTCGCTAACTACCCAGTCAGTCCATTTTTTGCGACTTAATTCCGCAATATAATTAGACAGAAAAAAATAAAAGACTGTCCAAACTATCGCATATGCTATCAATACCGTAGGTTCT